TATATCCTATTAATTCATCAAATGTATATTTATTGCAAGATGACAACTATAATTTGTATCTTAGATTTTTTACGAGGAACGGAAGAAACTACACATTCAAATATTCGGACGTAATACATCTAAGACGTGATTTTTGCAATGATGACATATTCGGAGACAATCCTGCTCCGGCACTAACTCAACTTATGGAAGTTGTAGGAACGACAGACCAAAGTATTGTAAATGCGATAAAAAACTCATCTGTAATAAGATGGCTTTTAAAATATCACGTTGCTATGAAACCTGAAGATTTGAAAAAGCAGACTAAAACATTTGTTGATGATTTTTTGAAAATTGAAGACGGTTCAGGCGGAAATTCCACAGGAGCAGCAGCGACTGACTCAAAGTTTGACGCACAACAGGTAGATCCTAAAGACTATGTACCTAATGCACAGCTTGTAGATAGGACAACACAAAGGATATACAGCTTTTTCAATACAAATCTGAATATTGTACAATCCTCTTACAATGAGGATGAATGGATTTCGTATTATGAGGCTGAATGCGAACCTGTCATAACACAACTATCAGGAGAATATACAAGAAAACTATTTACAAGACGTGAAAGAGGATGTGGAAATAAAATAGTATTTGAAAGTTCAAATCTTACATTTGCGAGTATGTCAACAAAATTAGGCTTAGTACAATTCGTTGACAGAGGTATATTAAATCCTAACGAAGTAAGGGCAATACTTAACCTTGCACCAATCGAAAACGGTGAGCAATATGTAAGAAGACTTGATACAAGACCAACAGATGAATAGAAAAGGGGGTGAATAGATGGCAAAGGTAAGGATAGCAGGTACAATCGTATCAAATGACGAAAAATGGATATATGATTGGTTTGACATTGACGCATTTTGCATTAATGATTTGCTAAAAGCTATAACTGATGAATATGAGCTTTTAGAAATTGAAATTAACTCTCCGGGCGGTAGTCTTTTTGCCGGAAGTGAGATTTACACAAAGATAAAAAATCACAAAGGCAAGAAAACAGTGATGATAACAGGTCTTGCTGCAAGCAGTGCATCCGTCATAGCAATGGCAGGAGATGTAGTAAAAATGTCTCCAACCGCTCAAATGATGATACACAACGTATCATCATACGGAAGTGGAGACTATAGAGATATGGAGCATTTAAGTACGGTATTAAAACAAGCAAATGAAGTAGTAGCAAACGCATATATGCTCAAAACAGGAAAAACCAAAGAAGAACTACTATCAATGATGAACAATGAAAAGTGGTTTACACCGCAAGAGGCAAAAGAACAAGGTTTCATAGATGAAATTTTGTTTACTGAAAATAACACAAGCAACAATATGCAATTAGTTGCAGGATTTAAACCTAATATAATACCTGCTCAAATAATAAACAAAATGAAAATTGAAAAAGAGCAGGAACAACTAAATTTATTAAAGTTAAAGGAGATAATGTAATGAAAAGAGAACAATATTTGAAATTAAGAAATGAGAAATTGACAAAAGCACAAGAATTGTTAGATGCAGGAAAGTTTGAAGAGTTAAAAGCAATCAAAGTAGAGATTGAAAAGCTTGACAATGACTTTGAAAACATAGCAAAAGAACAGGCAAATCTTGCTGCATTAGAGGGCAAAGTTGCTAACATTGATATATCAAATCAATCTGTAGATGTTCCAAGTGCAAAAGTTATTTCTGACATTAAGCAACAAGAAGATATATCTTATGAAACTGTATTCGCTAAAGCTGCATTACTACAACCTTTGAATAATGAAGAAATAGCGATATACAACAAGTACAATCCTGAAAATGTGTATGTTCACAATACTACTAATACAGAAATAATGATACCTAAAACAGTAATGGCAGGTATTGAAAACACAATGAAAGAATTGCATCCTATATTAAATGACGTGCAATCAACACATATAAAAGGTATAGTAAAGTATGTGAAACATACTAAAGTGAAAGACGGAGACGCTGATTATTATACAGAAGATACAGAAGTAAAAGATGAAGAAAATGAATTTGCAGAACTTACTCTTGGAGCTAAAGAACTTGCAAAATCAGTAACGGTGACTTGGAAATTACAAGCAATGGCTGTAGATGAGTTTATCCCATATATTCAAAGAGAATTAGGCGAAAGAATGGGAAATGCTAAGGCAAGAGCATTTGTAAATGGTGCAGGAGACGCTAAATATCCACAAGGCGTTGTAACAGCAATAAAAGCTGAAAGTGGAACACCACAAAAGGTGGAATTTGCCTCAGCAACAGGACTAACATATAAAGACATTACGAATGCTATGTCAAAAGTAAAATCAGCATATAAGAGTGGTGCTAAAATATATGCAAATAATACTACTGTTTGGAATGTACTTGCAAACATAATGGATAAAATGGAAAGACCACTGTTTATACCTGATGTAACAGCCGGTGGAGTTGGTAGAATATTAGGTGTACCTGTCTTTGAAGAAGACGCAATGAAAGATAATGAAATACTAATAGGGAATATGGCAAGTGGATATAAGGAAAATGTACAAGAGGGAATGAAACTTGTTACTGACCAACATGCAAAGGCAAGAACTACAGATTTTGTAGGATATGAAACACACGACGGTGGAGTATATGACACAAAAGCATTCGCATACATTGTAAAGGGGGTTTAGTAAATGAAATATAGAGTTATAGATGGTTTTTTGAACTCTAAAACTCAAGAATATATCCCTGTTGGCACAACACTGACAGATAGTGAGCCGAGAATAAAAGATTTTATAGCTGCACACGTTGTTGTAGCTATAGAAGACAAGCAAGAACAAGAGCTAACTGAAAAAGATGAGCATACTGAACTTACAACTACTCAAATAAAGCAAATACTCGATGAAAAGGGTATTGAGTATGACAAAAAAGCCAAAAAAGATGAGCTGTTAAAATTATTAGAGGGATTGGAGTGATCCACTCCCTCATTTTAATGGGGTGATATGATGGTTGAAAAAATAAAGCACTCACTTAGAATAGGGCATGACAGTATAAACAGTGATATACAAGAGCATATAGACGCTTGCAAACTTGATTTAAAAAGAGTAGGAGTAAAAAAGATTGAAGATACAGATCCATTAATTATTCAAGCGGCCAAATTATATGTGAAATGGCACTTAAATTTTGAAGATGAGGCAGACAGGTACAGAAATGCTTATGAAATGCTTAGAAATTCTCTTGCAATGAGCGGTGATTACAATGTATGATGAACAAATAAAACTACTTGGAAAAGAAAAAGTAATAAATATCCCCGGACAAGGCAGAGAAAAAAAACAATCTGAAAGGACTGTATTTGCAAAAGTATTAAGCATAGGTATGAATGAGTTTTATCAAGCAAGTGCGACAGGATTTAAGCCTGAATTGAAGTTTGAAATTGCAGATTATATGGACTATGATAACGAAAAAGAACTGATATATGATAAAGTAAAATATCAAGTGCTTAGGACATATAGAAAAAATAAACGGCAACTTGAAATTACTGTGTATGGGGGTGTAAACATTGGCACTACCTAATGCAAGGATGAAGATAAACAGAAACGGAGTCACATTTGAAAGCAATGTTGACGCTGTACAATATTCGTTAGAGAATCTTATAAGAGCTGCACTAAGAGATACAGCAAAGTATCTAAGAAAAATAATGATACAAAAGCTGAAAAAACTGCCAGGAATGAAAAAATCCAAAAGGATATATAATTCAACACAATTTTGGGTTAGAAAAAAAGAAAATGATTTACAAATAGGGTTTAAACATGATAGTTGGTATGGGGCATTATCAGAGCTTGGTGACAAAAATCAACCTAAAAGAGGGATATTAAGAGATACAGTGTATGAAAATATTGACACAATACAAGAAATACAAGGTCAATATCTATCTGCACTAAGTGAGCAAAGTCCCAATGTGGAAGAAATAGGCGAAGAAATGGGAGCTGATGAGTCATGAAGTATTTAAAGATTGAAATTGAAAAAATATTACTGGATATATGTAAAAATGTTTATCTTGAAAGTGCTGATGATGATTGTCCGTTTCCATATCTTGTTTATAGCATATCAAATGCGGTAAATAACGGCGACTTACACAGCTATATTTTAGATGTAGATATATGGGATAAGTCCGAAACCACAAGAAATATAGATGATTTGGAGAAAAAACTGAAAAAAATTGATAAAACAACATTTATTGATGAAAATATTCAATTTACAATATACTATGACAGGACTATAAATACAAAATCAGAGCATATAGAACTAAAAAGATACACTGTAATGTTTGAAATAAGAGCGATAGAAAGGAGATAGTAATGGGAAAAAGTAAAACATATAGCGGATTTAATGACAAGACAGCTGAAAATCTGTTACTTGATGCCGGAGCATTTTTTGCAAATTTCCAAGTCGGCACAGATACATTTGAAACTGCATCAGCAAAGCTACTTGGAGCAACAAGAGGTGGTGGTAAATTTGTAGCAAAGCCAAGCATACGTTCAATTGGCGTTGACGGTGTAAAAGGAAGAGCAAAAGGATTGCAAGTAATTGACAATTGGGATGTTTCATTATCAGCAAACATACTTGAAATCAACAAAGCAACACTTACAAAGGCTCTAACAGCTACAAATGCTATAGATGACAGCACTACAGACGGATATTCAATAATTACAGCAAAGAATTATATAGAATTAACAGATTATATTGAGAACGTAACTTATGTTGGTAAAATATCAGGAAGTGAAAAGCCTGTAATAATACAGATATATAACGCACTTAACATTGACGGGCTTTCATTGCAAACAAAAGACAAGGATGAGGCTGTAATTGCCTTAAATTTTGTTGGCACTTATGATACAAAGACACTTGATGTACCACCGTTTAAGATATTTTATCCTAAAACTGCATAACAATTCAAAGAAAGCCACTCATTTGAGTGGTTTTTTTATACTCAAATTAAGGAGAAGAAAATGAGAAAACCGAATATAAAAGACGCATTTTTAATGTCAAGAATAATAAAGAAAATAGATCTTAAAAATGCAGATATACAATGGGAAGAAAAAGCGGAAACCGTTGGAAAAGAAGTGATATTTTATATCGTAGAAAATATAGATAAAGTTGAAGATGAAGTATCTGAATTAATATCAAATATATTTGAAGTAGAAAAGGAAAAAGCATTGGAAGTGACTTTGGATGAGGTATTTGAACAATTGAAAAATATAGAGGGTATTAAAAATTTTTTTCAACAAGCTGGCAAATTGACGAAGTAGACGTATATGACGTTATTTTGCAAAGATATTCCAATATTGAGTTTTTATACACATTAGATTTATGTACTGCAATGGAGCTTATATCTAAAGCATATAAAGAAAAAATAAAAGACAGAATATTTACACTCTATGCGAATATATATCCAAATATGGATGAGGATAATTTTATATCATTTGATGAATTTTATGCAATAATGACAGTTGACAATAAAAGAGATACAGAAGAAATTCTTGACGAAGTAAAACAATTGTTAAATTTTGAATGGAAAGAGGTGATGTAAATGGAGCTGTTCAGGCTATTTGGCACAATATTTGTCGATAATCAAAAAGCCAATGAGAGTATACATCAAACAGAAGAGCATGCAGAAAAAACAGGAAATTCTCTTCTTTCAGGAGTAGGAAAGGCAGTAAAATTCGGTGCTGCTGTTGCAGGTGCTGCTACAGTGGCTATTGGTGGAATGATTGCTTTGGCAACTAAAACAGCTGAAACAGCTGATTTTATAGACAAATTATCAGAGCGTACAGGAGTAAATAGAGAAGAATTACAACGTTGGAAGTATGCTGCAGACCAAAGTGGAGCAGATGTAAGTAAATTTGAAGTCGGAATTAAAAAATTATCATCTGCAATGGACGGAGCAAAAAGTGGAGCGAAAGGAAGTATAGAGGCTTTCAATACTCTTGGAATTTCAATGCAAGAGGTTAAGACAAAATCACCAAGTGAAATGCTTGATACAGTTATGAAAAAACTGGCAGATATGCCTGATAGTGCGGAGCGTAACGTGCTTGGTAATCAATTATTGGGAAAATCATACTCCGATATGCTACCATTATTGAATGCAGGTTCAAAAGGAATAGAAGAACTTAAAAATAGAGCTGACAGCCTTGGACTTGTAATGAGTGAGGATGCCGTAAAAGCCAATGTTAAGTTTGGTGATACATTGGCGGATGTAAAATCAAGCTTTTCAGCTGTATTTATGCACATATCCAATGAATTTTTACCTATATTACAATTAGTATTGGACTTTATATTGGAACACATGCCTGAAATTCAAAGCGTATTTCAAGTAGTATTTTCAGTAATAAGAGGAGTAGTTACCGTTGTAATTGAAGTTTTAAAATTTTTTGTCGGACTTATATCTATGTTTTTCAAAGATACAGGAGCAGGAGCAAAAGATTTTCAAGAGACAATGAAACAAGTTGCATCAGGAATAGCTTTTGTATTTGAATCTGTAAAAATAACAATAGAGACAGTATTAAACGCTTTAAAAGCATTTTGGGAAAAATATGGAGAAGACATAAAAAAAGCATTAACGAATATTATAGCTGTTGTAAAGCCTATTTTTGATAGTATAGTTGGAATTATTCAAGGCTTTATAGATATTGTTATGGGTATAGTCGAGGGAGATTGGGACAAAGTCCGTCAAGGTTTCATAAAAGTAATCAAAAATTTTTGGGAATTTATCAAGGCTGCAATTGGTGTAGCATTTAATTTTATAAAAGATGTATTTGTAAATCTTGGAAAAATATTCTTTGATGCAGGAAAAAACATATTAAAAAACTTATGGGAAGGCTTAAAATCACTTTGGAGTGACCTGAAAAATTGGTTTAAAGAAAAAATTGATTGGTTAATAGGTAAATTACGCTTTTGGGAAGACAGCAAGAAAAAAATGAATGAAGATGATAGTAAATCAAGCAGCAGTAGACGTATTGACGGCTCACATGCTGATGGACTTAACTATGTACCTTTCAATGGATATATAGCAGAACTCCACAAAGGCGAAAGAGTGCTTACAGCTGATGAAAACAAAGCATTGTCAAGTAATACAGACTACTCATCATCAATAAATCAAGTTATATCACTTATGAACTCATTGATACAAGAGATAAGAAATCAACCATATACACAAAGAGAGCTTGCAAGAAAAGGAGCGATTTAACATGCAACAGGGATTTGGAAAGATAAATCTGAGCGGAAACGATAATAATTATGATAGTAAATTGCAAGCAATAAGTGATAACACACAGTTTAACATAACATATGCAAGATATTATATATATCTATATAATATGAAGAGTGGACAAAAAGCTGAGGGAAACTTTAATGTTGGTAGTTATAGAAGTCCTAAGATATATTTTCGTTATGGTTTATCGTCATATGAACATATCATAACATACGACATAAACAATCTATATCAAAATGGCGGTATAAATGCGATTAAACCTCTTACATTCAGCACAAACTGGAGTGATACAAAATCATTAGAATTTTCAGTGATTGCGGAAATAAAAACAGCACCAACAGTTAAAATAACAGCTGTTGAGGGAAACAGCATTTTTAACAACATAGTGTTAAAATGGAATAGCACTATGCAGGATAAATTCACTATAACAGCTATTAAAGGCAATACTACTAAGACTTACAGCGGCACAAATGAAACATCATACACAATAAATGCTGCTGATTTTATAGCAACTGAGGGAATAGCAGAGGGAAATGTAAAAATATCATTAAAGATAGAGTATACAAAAAATAACACGCTAAGTGAAAATTCGTGGGCAAGTGAAGATACAAGCGTAAGCTTGAAAAATACAAATCCGCAATTGACAGAGCTAACGGTTGTAAATGGTTTGTTGACGTGGAAAGGTACAAATCTTGCAGGCTCAACTGCAAGAGTGGAGCTATACAATATTGATTTGAATAATACGAAAGTAGCTGATTTTGAAATTCCAAGTAATGAACTGACAAATAACAAATATTTTATTCCGGGAACAATAACGCTTTATGACGGAAATCACCTCGTAAAAATGATTGTTAGCAAGGTGATAAATGGAATAACATACTCGTCACAGTTATCTACAAATATGCAGCTAACTAATAGACCTTATGTAAAGGTAAATTCGTTAGAGCCTGCCAACGTGCCAAGAAATTACGAAAAAGATATACAAATAACTTGGGATACTACAAACCAACAGACATATAATTTGAAAGTATTTCAAAATAATGTATTGATATACGAGCAAAGCGGAACGACTGAAAAAAGTCTAACATTACAGAAAAACACGTTAAAAGACGGTATAGCAACATTACAGCTTACTGTTACTAACATATTATATGACATAGTAAAACAAGACACAAAGACGGTACAATTTAGCCTTTACGGTGGACTAAAACCGCCAATAATCACTACAAACGCTGTAAATAACGTACTTGACAAAAATAATATAATAATATCTTGGAATAAAACAGATCTACAAAGATATTATAGAGTAGAATTTGAAGTAATAAGACTGTATAATCTGCAAAAACTTGACACAAATTTAAAAATGGACAGCGGATATCACTTTGACGGTGATTATCTAACATTCAAAGAAGACAGCGGAATAATAAGAGGCACGGAAACAACATATGTAGCTAAAACAATATTGTTTAAAAGCGATAATGTAAAAAACATCAAAGTAACAGTATATAACGAGCTAAAAGAGAGCAACAGTAATGTATACAGCAATGACATTTATGTTGATTATGTGACAACTGCAAATACAAAAATAACGTCATATACACAAGAAGACACGATTATAATAAACTGTACTGCAAACGCTGTAACAAATGCAACATTTAAACTAATGAGGGGTACAGATGAGAATTACACACATTATAAAGAGATATATAGCACTACTCAGACAAATTTTGAGTACAAAGACAACAACGTAAAAAGTGATACAAGATATTTCTACTATGTAATTACAACAGTTGATAACAAATCAAATGCAAGTAATGTAGTCACTGAGAAGATAAAAATAAAAGGATTTTTATTTACAAATCTTGAAACTAACAAGACAAAAAATCTTAATCTTGAAGTATCTGCAGATTTTACGACTACAGACGGCAAGGTTATAGTGGAGTATCTGGGCAAGCCTACAGCTGATATTGAACAAGATGAAAGAAACTATCAGATATGTAATTATAGCTGCTTAGTTCATAAAGATGATATTGTCGAAGTATATAAACTATTTGACGCTGAAAAAGTAGCATATAGAGACAGAAAAGGCAATGCTTTTATTTGTAATCTTACACATAAAAAAGTATCATATAGTGACAAACTTGATGACTATATAAAGCTGTCTTTTGATATGATTGAAATAGACAGTATGAAAGAATTTGAGTAGGTGATTTATATGAGAAGATATAATTTCAGTTATGAGTTATTGGACAGCAGATTAAAATCAATAAAAAATATATATCCAAAGTCGTGCAGTATTGACTATGACAGCCTTGCGACATTAAAGATAAGTGCCAACATAACTATAAAAGATGATGAAAAAAACTACAACGATATGAATATAGCTATTAAAGATAATGATGAAACAATAGCAACAGTATTAGTATCGACATCATCAAGAGACAGACACGCAAAGACAAGGACATTAACCTGTTATGATAGATGTATAGTATTAGAGCAGGATAAATTGACAGACAGCATAGTTATTCCTGCCTTTACCAATATTGTAAAGTATGTATCAAATATGCTCAAGGAATATGACAATGCTTTTAGCCTTATTGAAAGCAATGCAACTAATAAGGCTGATATTTTCTTTCAAGTCGGTACATCAAAAATTGAAGTAATAAACTATCTATTAAATTTAATCAATTACAGCTCCTTACTTACAGACAAGCACGGAGTTTTTTATGCTCAAAAATATGTATTGCCAAGTGAAAGAAACATTGAAATAACATATACAGACGATATAAATACAAGTATTGTATACAGAGATGTGAGACAAGAGCAGGATTTATTCAATGTTCCCAATGTATTTGTAAGAACTACTAATAATGCTGCTATAAATCCGCCACTTAAAGCAGTTTATGAAAATAACAATCCTGATAGTGTAGCGTCTACAGCGTCAAGAGGTAGACGAATAGTAAATTTTAAAGAAGTTGATAATGTAACAGACAGTGAGACGCTTTTTGCTATAACAAAAAAAGAGGCATATCAGGCAAGTGATGTCTATGAAAACATTGAAATAAGCACAGCAATAAATACAAAACATTGGTATTTGAACTGTGTAGCACTTAATCTACAGACATACAACATTAATGATAAGTATGTAGAGACGAGTTGGAGCATAGACAATTTACAAGCAGGCGGAAAAATGAAACATAAGATGAGGAGAGTAATAAATGTATAACAAATCAGGCACTGTAACGAGTGTAAATCCATTGCTTGTTGTCCTTGACGGAGAGGATACAGCAAGAGAATTCAAAAAATTAAGTAGCTATGAGCCAAAATTAAATGATAGAGTTATATTAATATCTCACGGCTCAAGCTATGTAGTATTAGGGGGTGTAAGCTAATGGAATATGAAATAACAAAATTTAATTTTAAAGATGACTTAGCATCCGCAAATTTTAATGCTAAATTTCAAGAGATAGAAACATATTTGAACAATATAGGAGAAGAATTAACCAAGATAACAGAAGAAAATAGAAAACTTAAAGAACAATTGAATAATAAAATTGAGAAAATTATATATTTGCCGAATAACACAGATTTCAATACTTTAAATCAAGTTGGACAGTATGCAATAACTGCCGGTGGTGTAAATGCTCCTGTAAGTTATGATGAGTCAACACCTACGCATTGGAATATAAATGTGTATTGGGGTAACCCTAATGATAATGTGTTTTATCAAGTTGCTCAAAGTGTGAGAGAACCAAATAAATTATTTAAAAGATATTCAATAAATGGCACATTTTACTCTTGGTCTGTTTTTAGTGATGATTTTGACAAAACAAGATATAAACAATTACAAAATGTCCAAGGCACAGATGTTGATATTCTTGAATTTGCGAAAAATCTAAAAGCGTCTGGCTTTTTTCAATTGTTTTATCAAAATAAGAATGTGCCTACAACAGGTAATTGGGATTGGGCATTTGCAAATATTTTTTATTACAACGAAACTACAATTTCATTAGAGATACGAGCTATATTCCCGCCTCATTCAGTAGCAAAAGTTGCAATGGTTAATGGAAATTGGTCGGCGTGGAGTGTTGTTTAAATCACTTTTCAACCCAATTTTGTGACCAATTACCTAAGAATTTATTTCTGGTGTACACTTTTCCATTGTTACATGAGATAAATGTTAATGATTTAAATCCTAAGTCATTTGTCCATGGTATTCCTACTATTAACAGACCATGTGGTTCGGGAGTGTTTGCAGAATCAGCACACCAAAAAAGACCTGACTTATCAACAGTTAGAGCGTCTTGTATCTTTTCAAGACCGATTATGTTTTTGTCAGCTTTATTATTCTAAATCCATTATTTTTGCTATAATCTTTACAAAAAAGAGGTGCAAAAAATGAGAAGTAAAGAATATAAAAGACTGCAGGATGAAGTATTTGAAAAAATTGAAAAATTCACAAATTTAAGTAAACAAGATTTTAAAGCTATAACAAAAGATATATTTAAAAGTTACAAGATAACACATAAAAAGAGCATAGAAGAGTATGACATAAACGCATTGAAACAAAAGTATATCTATGCTATGAAATCTGAAAGAAAATCAGAGCAGACAATAGCAGGATATAAGCTACAGATAGAGTTATTCAGTAGATTTTTACAATCTAAAGATGTAAGAGTTGTAAGCATAGATGATATAAGAAGATATATTGACTATCTAACAAATGTTAAAAATAACAGTGATAGTACAATAGTCAACTACATTCACATCTTAAGAGCATTTTTCAAGTGGTTAAGGCTTGAAAATTACACAGATGAAAATATTTTTGAACGAGTGAATTTAAAGCATTTTAAGTCATCAAATAAAAGAAATTCACTATCATTTGATGAGATTGAAAAGCTCCGTTTCGCTTGCGAAGATACGAGAGAAAGTCTAATCATAGAGCTTTTTTACAGTACAGGTTGTAGGCTTAGTGAGATAGTAAACTGTAATGTAGAAGATATAGACTTTCAAAGCAAAAAAATAAAGGTAATTGGAAAAGGCAACAAAGAAAGGATCGTGTTTTTCTCTGAAAGGTGTAAGATTTTATTACTCGAATATATAAAAGATAGAGTAAGTGGAGCATTGATATTAAGAGAAAAAGCACCATACGAGCGAATAAAAAAAGCAGGACTTGAAGATATAGTAAAAAAGATTGGAGCAAGAATAAAACTAAAAACAAGTAAAAATCTATATCCTCACCTGCTTAGACATACATTCGCAACGCATTTATTAAGTAAAGGAATGTCATTAGATATAATTCAGACATTGCTCGGTCATCAGAGCATTACAACAACTCAAATATATGCTGAGACAAGCTTGATAAATGCAAAAATACAGTATGATAAACTAATAGCTTAATTTAAGTTATTATATATTTTTAAGCACTCAAACGAGGGCTTATTTCTCATGCAAAAAAAAAAGGGGGTGATATATTGAAAGCACTGTTAAACTACAAGAGAGATGAGCAAGGCAAAAAGCATATATTAAATGCTCAAGCATTACACACTACTGATACAATTGACTTTGAAATTGTTGAAGTATCTCAATATTGTGACATGAATAAACTTGCCTACGATGATAAAAACAACATCATTGAAGATAAGGAAAAGCTGGAACTTCAAAAGAAAATAGAAGAAATGGCAGAAACAATTGTAAACGAAGAATTTGACAAATTAATGAATGAGGAGATATAAAGATGATAAAAATATTTGAATATTTGAAAATAACTGCTACAAAACTTGCCAAAGATAAGAAAAAGAATGCTGAAAAAATAGAAGATTTCAAAACTAAACTTGATATTTTTCTTACAAGAGATAGAATAACAGCAGATCAATATCAAGAATTATGTGATATTCTTGAAAAAGAATAACATAAAAAAGGCAATAGATGAGGACTAAAAAGGTCTTTTTTTTATTGCCCTTTTCCCTTTTAATTTTATCCGGAAAGAAAATTTCAACGTTTTAAGATAATGAATAATCAATTAACAAAAAAATAAGTAAGGAAGTTATATAGAGTGACACTACAAGAGGCTATAAATCATATCGATGATAAAATAAAAGATATGAAATGCGAACAGTGCAAAGTTGAGCATATTCAACTAAAAGAATGGCTAATAGAATTGCAAGAGTTTAGAAAACAAAAGGAGATAATATTATGTTAGATAATGTAAGTAGAACAGGCAAGGCAGCATATACGGTAATTGCCGTAGTGCTTGGAGCAATAGCAAATGTATTGGGCGGATTTGATGACGCATTGAGGCTGTTGATCGTGCTCATAGTAGCAGACTATATAACAGGTTGTTCAGTTGCTATCAAAAATAAGAAATTAAATAGTAGTGTAGGCTTTGAGGGACTACTAAAAAAGATAATCATATTAATTCTTGTATGGGTTGGATTTGAACTTGATAAAGCTCTTGGCTCACAATTTTTAAGGAATGCTATAATATTTTTTTATGCATCCAATGAGGGTGTGTCAGTCCTTGAAAACACGAGCAAATTAGGAGTACCATACCCAGACAAGTTAAAAGACATATTGGAACAGTTAAAAGAAAAAGGTGGTAAAAAGAATGAGTAAAACAATATGTGTAGATGCCGGACATGGCGGAAAAGACAGCGGAGCAGTTGGAAACGGACTACTTGAAAAAGATATAGTATTGAACATTGCTAAGATTTTAAAGGTTCAGTTACTCGAAAAAGGTTTTAATATCTGCATGACAAGGGAGAATGATACATTTATAGAACTAAAAGACAGATGTATCATAGCCAACAAGGCAAAGGCAGATATATTTGTGTCAATACATTGTAACAGTGCTGAAAATAAATCTGCTTACGGTTTTGAAATATATCATTCTCAAGGTTCGATACAAGGACAAAAGTTATCTGCAGATATTAAGCTGTCAATAAATGAAAATAAAGAGATAATAAGAACAGACCGAGGAATAAAAACAGCTAATTTTACAGTATTGACAGGCACTAATATGCCTGCTGTACTTGTAGAAACAGCCTTTATTTCAAATATTGAAGATAGCAAGATACTAAAAGCTAAGCAGTCAGAGTTTGCTACTGCAATATGTAAGGGTATATGTACTTATTTCGGAATAAAAACAACATCAGCAGACAAAAAAAGCAAGTCAGGGACACAAATATTAAGCAAACCTACTGTGAGCATTGAGCAGATGAAAGAGTGGGCAAAGTCAAAAAACGACAATGCGGAATTTATCAAGCTGTCAGAGCTGTATTATAAGCTATCAATCGAGCGTGGGATAAATCCAGCAGTATCATATGCACAATTTGCACACGAAACAGGCATTTGAATATCACCAGATTGGAATGTAAAGTAAGCTTAAGATAGATGAACTGGATGAAATAATCAAATTTGAATATCACCAGATTGGAATGTAAAGTGCTCTTCATGAAATTTATCACTCTTTGTTTTGATTTGATTTGAATATCACCAGATTGGAATGTAAAGAGAGATTGAAAGATAAGGAGAAGAAAAAGAATAGATATGTATTTGAATATCACCAGATTGGAATGTAAAGCTTTTCAATCTCAAAATTAACAAGACTCATCTCATTTTTATTTGAATATCACCAGATTGGAATGTAAAGAAGGAGGATTTTTTGACAGATTGACTGCTTTTTTATCCATTTATTTGAATATCACCAGATTGGAATGTAAAGGCGTCAATTAGACTTTGTATTTTACTTGATAATGCGAATTTGAATATCACCAGATTGGAATGTAAAGCGATTTATTGTACTTGATAAACTGTTAGGATTATTGTTATTTGAATATCACCAGATTGGAATGTAAAGTTAAGCTTAAAGCAAAGAGCTTTTTGACCGCTTTGATTTGAATATCACCAGATTGGAATGTAAAGATCGCATAAGTCAAAAAATCAAGTTCTTTTTCTGTTAATTTGAATATCACCAGATTGGAATGTAAAGATAGATAAGCTTGACGGAATAATGGCAAAGGCTATTGATTTGAATATCACCAGATTGGAATGTAAAGAGAAGAACATCACCATTACAAATTTTGACTATATTCAGATTT